GACTCAAGCAGCAGTTCTGTGCTGAGAGTATACAAAGACACTGGATGGTGGACTGACTTTAAAGAAAACAGAGCTGGCCCTTTCGAGGAACTGGTCAGACTAACTCTTGGCCTTTCTGATATAGAAAAAGCTAAAGAGATAATCCTAGATAAATATAAGTTTAAGAAGCCTGAGAGAAAAGAATCTAAGCTCGAACACGTCAAAGAGTTGCCTAGTGAAATCTTAGATAATCTTGTAGAAGACTATTCCTATTGGGGAGGCAGAGGTGTTAGCAAAGAAACTCTTAATTTGTTCGGCGGGGGTAAAGCTATAAAAGGGAAATTCTATGGTAGATATGTATTTCCTATCTTTAATAGTCAAAAAAAATTAATAGGTGTCACTGGTAGAGACACCACGGGCGAAAACAAATTAAAGTGGTTGCATAATGGCCCTACCTCAAAGTGGGCTTATCCTTTGCAAATCAATTTTAATATCGTATCTAGCTCTAATGAATTAATCTTAGTTGAAAGCATTGGAGACATGTTGGCCCTTTGGGAGGCTGGTATAAAAAATACCATGGTCACCTTTGGCCTTCGCATCAGCCCACATTTACTTACTTGTATTTTGAGATTAGACCCAGAAAGCATTATAATAGCTTTTAACAATGACGAGGACGGCAGAGCTGGAAACAAAG